GAGCAGGGTGCCGGACCAACTGCTCAGGCAGCAGCTGCGGCGGGCGCGGCAAAGAATCACGCCCTTGCCATTGGTGCTCCTCCAAATGTAGCAAACTCTGAGGCTGCAAACGCCGCGGCAAATGCTGCTGCAAATGCTACAAAGAACCCAGCTGCGGCAGCCACAGCTGCGGCAAATGGAGCTGATGCCGCAAACGTTCCTACAAATAATCAGGAAAAGGCTGCAAATGCTGCCGCAAATGCTGCGGCTAATAACCAGGAAAATGCTGCAAATGCTGCGGCTAGAGGAGCTGGATCCGGATCCGGAGGGGTTAACATCAACTCTCTGCGCGGTGCCATATCCCAAAATGCGAATGCATTTAATTCAGCACGCGCTCGTTCAGAAAAGATGCGCCTTCAGGTACTTTTGCGCAAGCTCGGAGGTATTAATAAACTGAACCAGAATATTCGTAATCAGGTGAATGCTTATAATCGCAAGCTCAACGCCAAACTTGTACCTCCACTTTCTCAAAATATAGTTGGAATAATAAGTCGCATAAACAGTGCTCCAAACTTGAAGAATCGCTCAAATGCCAACCTCGCGGAAAATTATCAGAAACTGCAAAACGCAAGTAGAACTGCTGTAGGAAACAACAAGTCTCGTATTATTCGCGCATATACAAAGGTTGTGACGGAGCGTAACCGTCGCAAGGCTGCGACTCAAGCACCCGAGACCCGTAGCAATCTCCTCCTCAACCAAGCTGCGGCTAACGTGAATCAACCCCTCAACCAGGCTGTTCACGGTCAGGAAAAGACCATCAAGACGCCGAACGGTCAGAACGTAGTCATTTACAAGGCAAATAACGCTGCCCGTTGGAATTTCAAGAACCCCAATAACGCAAAAAAGTACAACCTGAATAACCGCATGGGAAATAACCCAACTATTCGCAACGTCAATGTCAACTCGGGAAACCTTTTCAAACAGGGAAACTAAAGTCGCTCGCCTCCGAAAATACGGCGGGCAAACTAAACAACATAGAAATTGCTCGCAATGCTCTTGAAAAGACAAAGCCTACTCCGCAAATAATTAAACAATTTAATAATTTGAATACAATAGAATCAAAAATTGTAGCTGAACAGCCAGAGCCAGGAAAGAACATTAAAGTTCAGGCTCTAGCAAACCAGGTATGGAACAGGGCGTGGGGTGGATACGGTGGCATTGCGGTAAATACAAATTATGCTAAAATTGCTAACCAGATTAAAAGACAGATTTATTACGACAAACTTATTCAGGACGTGACTCGGAATAATTTGAATAATGAAATTAACAAAATTGCAAAAAGACAGCCGTGGTACACAGGAAGGGGTGCTTCGAACGTCTACAGGTCAAAGCAAATTATAGAAAAAATGTTTACTAAAATTAAATGAAATACACGCATCTCATCGTTCCGATCGTCATCTTCTTTATAATTGCAAACCCTATGATGTACAAGATAACCGGCAAGCTTCCAGTCATTGGTATATACATAGCTGACGCTTCAGGGCGTCCGACGCAGATAGGTGTTGCGGTACATGCGGTCGTCTACGCAGTTATAGCCCATCTGGCATGGAAACTCGCTTATGGCAACAAGTAGAATGGCACGGAAATACAAAAGTGTCTTGTTTATATCCACATTGCTGTGTCATGGTAAGAGACGGCGTTAAATAGTCATCAGGAAACGTGTACTTTTTACAATCTTCAGGACATTCGGCAGGCTTGCTAAAGGGGTTAAATGTTATACGATCCCACATAGGCTGAGGAGGAGCTGGTCCTTTGTAATTTGAGTATATCAATAATGCTATAAACAAAAGTATTATTGAGATCTCAATCAGCATTGTTAATTTAAAATATTTTTTAATGATAACTATGAGTCCAGTTATAAAAGCTATACTTTTCGCCATAGTCGCCAGCCCAGAGACGTACAAGCTCACGCGCTCAATTGGTGGTGACTGGATCGCATCAGCCGACGGTGCGGCCAAGTTCCCAGGTCTCATTCTTCACGCGATAGTGTTCGTCATTCTGTCCAAGCTTGTATACAGCATGTTTGGCAAGAAGCGCAGTTCAAATTACCAGTACGCGACCGGTAATGGATGGGGTGGTGCCACGACTCTAGGTGGTACCATCAAACTCGATGAAGATCACATCGGTATGTAGGTTTCTTTCAGAAGTCTTCACCCCCGAAGATTCTTTCAGAATTCTTCGTCAAACCTGATTGAGTCGCCATCAGCCACTAAATGCTTTGAATAATCTCCGACCCTCTTCTCAAAGAAGTTGGTCTTCCCTTCCAACGAGATGTTCTCCATCCAGTCGAAAGGGTTCTTGGCTCCGTAAATGGGAGGTTCGCCAAACTGCGTCATGAGACGATCAGCCACAAATTGAATGTACTGGATCATCTCCGGTGCATTCATACCTATGAGCTTACATGGCAAAGCTTCAGTGATGAATCGCGTCTCAATAGTGACCGCACTTTGAACAATATTTTTAATATCACTCGAAGGGCATTTCTCTTGCAAATGTGAGTGTAGAGTCACGGCAAACTCCTGGTGAAGACCCTCGTCCCGGCTGATCAACTCGTTGGAAAACGAAAGACCCGGCATGAGTCCTCGCTTCTTGAGCCAAAAGATTGCACAAAACGATCCACTAAAAAATATCCCCTCGACACATGCGAATGCCACGAGGCGTTGGGCGAACGATTCCCCTTTCCCTATCCAAGAAAGAGCCCATTCAGCCTTTTCCTTTACCACGGGCATGAATTTTATACTCGACAGAAGAAGATTCGCCTCGTCTGGGTCACGTATGAGCTTATCAATCATGAGTGAATAAGTCTCTGCGTGAATAGATTCATTAAACGCCTGGTAAGCGTAGAACGATCGAGCTTCGGGTATCTGAACCTCCTGAGAAAAGTTCAAGTCAATATTTTCCATAACGATTCCATCCGATGCGGCGAAAAAGGCCAAGATGGTTTTTATGAAATTTCTTTCCTCTGATTTTAGAATGTCCCAATCTTTGAGGTCTGCGGCGAGATCAATCTCCTCCACGGTCCAGAAACTTCCGACTGCTTTCTTATAGAGTGCCCACAAGTCCGGGTACCGTATAGGAAAGGTTGTGAACCGAGCAAGGTTCGGCTCGAGTATGGGATCCATTGATAATTAAGGCTCTCTTTTTTTTAAGACGACGATGTGGAAGACGCGGAAGTGGTGACGAGCGGAGAACTTGAACAACATGAATATTTTGTATCATATGAAAGTAAAAATAGAAATACAAACATAAAAAATCCACCCGCCGCAAACCAGAAAACAATTTCCATAATCATGGTTCAGAATATTCTACAGGTCTCGCCATCCTGAAATAGTTGAGAATCTTCTGTGATCGCGTCGTGGACGGGTCGTCGGTTGTGGATGAGTTGTCTATAGCATCATCCGGGTCAAGGGCAAGGTGGTTCTGAAATTTTCTGCATACAGGATTTGACTGTTCAAGGGCGGCGTTAAAATCTGCGAACGATTCCTGAAGAAACGTCTTCCCATCTGATGTTCTGGATTCTGGAGCTACGCTAAGTTCTTTAGATATGAGGAGAGCTATGCGCTTCATGAGCGTGCTTGAACGGGCAGAGTTTGCCATCTTGTCGTTAATCTTGAGATACAACTGGACAGACCCTATGAGACCTGTTCCGGCGGACAATATTGCATTCAGAATACTCACGTATTTTTGTGCAAGAAAGTCATTCAATGCAATGGCACACAAAGCGTTTATGGACGACAGCACAAGAATGGGTATATTAAAGCGGGTCGACGCCCACTTGTAATATGCGAAATCTTTGGAGAAATATTTGTAATATGCATTGCACTGTTTCTCCAATTTTTTCAAAAACTCTTCTTCCCGAGCATCCCAATTACTCATGTCCTAAAATAACGCACTAAAAAAATTTAGAATCAGTCTCGACCTCTACAATGTCTCGTATACGACCTGGGAGTTTTCCCCGTATGCCCTTGTAGATCATTGCAAAAACTGGGCTTGAATTTGTAATCTTAATCTTTTGCAAAATATTCTTATCTGGACGAATCTCGCACATCAGGTTCAACAAGTGAAGTGCAGTATCAGAATTGAGCTTGCCTATTGGAACATCTTTCAGGTTCAGCTCTATGACCTCTTTCAGGTTATGCTTGAGCACGTACGCATCCAGTTGCTCAACTACAGGCTTCACGGAGAGCATGAACATCTCAGTCTGTGCAGGAGTTTTGGGTTGGCGCTCGATGTACTTTGACCCTAGAAACTCAATATGAAGATTCTGCCCTTGAGGGTAAAACACGAGTAGGTCTGCCATTCTTGTGTTTTATACACAGTTTTCTTTTATGTGTGAATATCAATGTCCATAGACCATGTCTATTGCATAAATCTTGAACGAAGGCCAGATCGTAGAGAGAGTGCACAAGAACAATTTACAAAAATAGGAATTGAAAATGTAGAATTTTTCAATGCAACGGATGGAAAATTATTTGCACCAGATGGAATTCATATAACACAACCAGAATGGGGATGTGCATACAGTCACATTCGCCTTTGGAAGGATATGTTAGAGAAAGGGTACGAAACTGTTCTCGTGTTTGAAGATGATGTTAAAATAAGTGACGGATTTCTTGATAAACTTGCCCTTGTGTTTGACGACATGAAAGACATTGACTGGGACTATATAAACTTGGGACCAAGTCCAGAACCTTTTAGAATTTCTGACGTCTGGGAATCGGAGTTTGTAAAGCGAGGGCTGACTCTCATGACGCACTGTTACATAATTACCCGTAAAGGGGCTATGAAAATTGCGTTTTGGGATCCAGATGACTTATACTTTTCTATAGATCATCAACTTATTCAAGTTCCTTTAAAAATGTACTATACAAAGGAAACTCTCGCAGCTCAAGAGTTTGAAGACTATCCATGGGTTGGTTTTATGAAATCAGTTGTACAAGGAGACATTGGTATTTCAAGAACACTGCCTTATGATTTTATATTTAAAAGTTCTAAAATTCATTGGATATTCGTGCTTGTAATTTTATTAATTTACGTTTATTATGTTTCGCATAAATGGAGGTAAGAATCCCTTGACAGAGCCAAAGAGTGTTGTAAAGAATGGATCTGAGCCTGAAATATCACACCCTTGGAGCATGACGTTGTCCTTCGTGTAGTTGTAAACGTTCCATATAATTCTCATTAAAGAGATTGGTTTAATTTGTAACATGTCAATGTTTGAAAGATCTGCACTGCAAACTTGTTTTAAATTTCGTTTGATGCAAAGTTCCTGAATTTTGTCAAGGACCGGGTAAAGTTCATGACAAAATGCATCAGCCCCTTCAAGTGAATCAGGCTGGAGTTCCAAGAGTTTTCCGACAAGTATGTTGACGTACATGACTTCATCAGTCACATCAAACAAAAGCCAGTCAACCATTGGTAATTAATTGAAAATAAGTTTCTCTGAAAAACGTATGTACGAGATTGTTCCTAATCTGTACCTTTCAAGCTTCAGGGGGCTTGATGTCGATCATGAATGGATAGTAATCAATTGTTCAAACGATCTGCCTATGAAGGGATACGGAATACGTATTCCAATAAACGATTCCCCAGAAGAGAATGACCGAATGTATCAGGCGTTCACAGAGGTTATTCCGTGGATTAACAGTCACCGTGATCGCAAGATTGTTGTACACTGTGCGGCGGGTCAGCAGAGGAGTGCAGCAGTCGTAGCCGCGTTTCTTATATCAAACGACAGAAGAAATTCTGTAGATCAAATTATAGAATTTATAAAATCAAAAAAGCCTGATGCATTCCTTGGACACCAGACATTTCGTCCTGCGCTTGAACGGTGGTCAAGCAAATGATATAATTTCACGTACACTTGACGGTATACCTATACTGACCCCACGATAGATCCACTTTATCAAAAAATTACAATTAATAAATTTTATAGATTTCAACATGGTGTTGTCCTTGTTGAAATCTTCGAGATCTTGAACGAGGCAAATAACACCGAGAATATCAAGTCCGAGAATGGACATGTCCTTCAGGTCGATGATGCAGTACAAGTTCCTGCACTTTGTCCACCAATCAGAGATGAGAACCTTCATGTCATCAGCAGTCACTGGCTGGTTATTGATAAATTCTGATCCAGAAATGTACAAATTTATATCAAGTTCCGAGACGTACTCCCACTTCATAAACAGATCCAGATCCTTCATTATATTCTCACTCTAAAATAAATGATACACCTGATACGTATTGGAGGGGTTGCATGGGTTGGCGCCATGTGCTTCATGTTCGCATTCATAGTCTCGAGCCTCCTGAACATGGTAACTCCTGAACTTAAAAAGTCGCATCCCAAGTGGAGAACGTTTCTGGAGGTTGTCGTTCAGTTTGCAATAGTCGCGGCTATAGTCTATGGGTCCAGGTTATTCATACAGGCAATTCCTTACCCTTTTGACGGTACGGCTGGATACATACACTCAGAACTCGGCGAACTCAGGTCTCTTCCCCTTATGGTTTTCATATTCATGTTCTTCCAAACAAAAACTCAGGACAAGATGAGGTGGCTCATAAATTAAAAATTTGCATAATGTAAAATGAAGAATTCTTTGGTGATTATGATCATGATCCTCCTTGTGCTTTTGTGGTACATGCGTTCAAGCTCTGGATACATGAGTAACAATCAATTTATGCCGTTTTATAACGGTACGAAATATGATGCCGATGACATGGCTAACTAAGTATCAACTCAATTTCATCCTTTGTTTTTCCACAAAAAGAATTTGCAATAAGTTTACATATTGAATTGTACATTTCAGTGTACCCTAGATAATCCGCGTCAAGGCACAGTTCCTTGAGATAATCGTACTGTTCGTTCGTGACGCACCAGAGATCCACTGGTGCGTCAGGTACCTTTCCTGTCTCAGCAAATTCCATAATTTTAATAAATGAATTTTTGGAAATTACATCAAGAGGAATATGATCAGAAGTTGGAAAGTCTTCGAATAAAGCTGTAATCTTGTTCAATACTTCCCATGAGCATTCGACAGAACCATCTTTGAGTACGATTCTCATTACTTTTTAGCTTCACGTATCTTTATTCCAGAACGTTTTTCAATTGGGACACAATTGAAAAACGCTCCCGGTGAGACTTGAACTCACAATCTACAGATGGCGGCGAGATGAAATATTCATCTCTAACAGTCTGACGCCTTAACCAATTAGGCCACAGGAGCAGGTGAGCCTTTTAGAGACTTGCTCAGGTCGATTCTGACTTGTGTGATTCGAACACACGACCAGCGGAGCTACAATCCGATGCGCTACCACTGCGCCAAAGTCAGCTGGGGCGTCCCCCTGCCGTTTTTAACGAGGTGGCGCCCCCTCGAACTCCCCCCAGAGAGCGAGCTCTCGTGGTCCTGGCGGGGTTTGAACCCGCGGCTTCCAGCTCATAAGACTAGCACTCTAACCAACTGAGTTACAGGACCGTTTAGGACAGCGTAAAAATTTTACGAACCTCTCGAACCTCTGTACGGCACCCAGGGCACTGGGTGCTCCTGGTTTTTGCCCAACAAACCTCACACATAACATGATTACACGGATCAAGCAGGCAGTCAACAAGATGCTCCATACACACAAAACAAGTAAAACGGGCGTACCTTTCAGCATTCGTGTCGCACATAATCTGCTTCATAGCTTCAACGCGTCCAAGAGCCTCGCCGTACTCCTTGGTCAGTTCTGGTATACCCTCTGCAGTCTGGAAGTGTTCTATTACTGTAGAGAGGTTCGACTTTAAGTCGGCTGATTTGAGAACTTTTGAAGCAATTTCGAGAACATTAACATCGGCATATTTAGCAGAAAGACGTGAATGTGAAATTGTGACCGCAGCACGTGCCTTGGCGTACTGCGTTTTGAACCCTCCAAGCTCTTTTTCAAACTTCTTCCAAGATTCATCGAGCTCTACAGGGACTGGCTCTACTTGGGGGATAGAACGAGTTATAAACGCAAAATCACTCAGAGGCTCCAGGAACGAGTAATTCATTCATCACATTAATAAAAATGTCCTTAAGTATTAAATGATACCTGCTACTATAATTCTAGTTTTGGGTCTAGGCATAATTCTATTTGGAATTCAGATTATGTTTATGCCATCTCAGCGCAAGATTCCTACACAGGTAATCAAGTCGACAATCATGGTCGTTGGCGGGATGTACCTTGTGTTTTTCCTTTCGCAGCAGTTCTCCAGGGGAGGCAACTCGGGGGGGCTTCCTCCGGGATTTCATTGATGAATTCGATGGCGTCATCGAGGTGACTTAGACCCGGAAGGGCCCGTCCCAACTCTTCACGAGTCATGTCGAGTTTTATAAGAGCTTTGAGAAACTGAAACACGTTTGAATGTTCTCCAGCAATTTCCAATTTTCTTTTGAACAAAATTTCCCGAGTTTTGTCCAGAACGTCTTCGATACTTATGCCAGGATTTTCAATTTTTAATTGCCGAATGATATCAGCTCCAGAAAGATTCTCCATAGATATAATATAGATGGCTACTGACCTTAACACAATTTTCTTCTGGCTATTTGCTGTAATGTATGCAGCTCTGGGAATTGCAAGCTTCATAGAATACAAAACGCCTCAGGCGGAGGAGGGTGAGAATTACTTTGCCCTCATTTACATCATATTTGCGGTAGGACTGGCTATATATAAAATGATGGGACACTAGATGAAACATCTTCTTGGACGAGTCGATGGAGTTTGGGTTTCTCGAAGCGAAGATCTTGAATTAATTATGAACCGAATCGCTGAAAGGTGCGGGTTTACTGTTGTATCCCGGGCTTTTCACCAATTTGAACCAATAGGTACAACGGGTGTGCTCGTCTTGGCTGAGAGCCATTTCAGTGCTCACACGTATCCAGAAGATAACATGGTCTACATTGACGTCTTCTGCTGTTCTCCATCATTCAAGCCAGAGGATTGTGCGTGGGTAATTGAGCAAGAGTTTTCATGTACGAATTCTGAATGGAAGGTTGTAGCAAGGTAAAGTTTCGACTCCAAGATTACTGAAATAATCTTGGGGCCGAAGCCCGGCGAACCGGTTTCGACTTTTTTTTGTTTTTCGTTTAGTTGGAGAAGGCAAGGCCACCCATGCCAGACTGGATACGCAGGATGTTGTAGTTCACTGCGAACATCTTCTGCAGAGGGGTCGTGTAGTTGGTCTTCAGGTTCACTGCGACCTGGGCATTGTCGATACGAGAGAAGTTGCACGTGCCGGTTGGCTGGTGCTCCTCTGGCTGCAGGGCAAAGGAGTACACGTAGATACCAACATATGGCGTGCCCGTGTGGTAGACCAGGGGCTGGTACTGGTTGAAGTACTTGCCGATCTGCTCCTTGAAGCGGTCCTGTCCGTTGAGGATAACCTTGAAGTTGAGCAGAGGACCCGTCTCCCACCCGCCGCTCTGGGCCAGAGCACCCCAAGCGTTGGACGTACCCTCCTCGAACCAGTACACACCACCGACCGTGTTGGACAGCAGGGACTGGCCGGTCAGGGCAACAATGTTGGCGCTCAGGCGTGGGCAGCCAACCTCGTGGGGCATGGCGCCGATCACGGAGAAGGCGTTGGAAGACACGGTCACCTGCACGTTAGCGCAAGACGTGGAGAAGTTCCACATGCTGTTGTTGGCGGCAGCGACCGTGTTGGCGTAGCACCAGATCAGCTCCTTCACTGGGTGGTTGAAGGACAGGCGGATCGTGGAGCTGGCAGCGGAGATGGCATCACCGCCCGTGTGCTGGACCTGCTCAATCAGGTACTCGTGGCCCTTCTGGGCGAAGCGGCGGCGCTCCTCCGTGTCCAGGTACACATAGTTGGCCCAGACCTCCAGAGCGTTGGAACCGAAATAGCTGGAGTAGTAGTTGGTCAGGTCGAAATCCATGCGGACCTCGTGGTACTGCAGGGCAATCAGGGGCAGGTACAGGCCTGGGTTGCGGTTGAAGAAGAAGAGCAGTGGCAGGTACACGTAGGTCTTGTTCGTTGAGGAATCCAGGGTAACAGACGTGGAAGCCAGCTTGCCATATGCAATCTTGTCGGACTCGCCCAGGAACACCTCGGCGTACAGACGGAACCACATCTGGTAGTGCTTGTCAATGCGCTGGCCACCAATCGTCAGCTCGATATCGGCAATTGCACGCTCGGCAATCCAGCACGTGTCTGGAGCGAGAGTGTTGGTGGACGTGGTCGTCAGCAGAGAGCCGCTGGGAAGAAGAGCCACATACATATTACCGACCAGATCGCCGTTGCGGGCAATCGTCACGGACACACGGCCACCGTTGGTGGGGGTGCCGTTCACCGTCTGCTGGATGTTCTCCATCGCAAAGTTGGTGTGACGCTTGTAGACCGCCTGGAAAAAGGTCACCTTGGGCTGACCCGTGAGGTAAACATCCTGAGCGCCATAGGCTACGAGCTGCATAAGACCACCACCCATTTTGTAATATTAGCAAAGAAAAAAATTTTACGAGTTTCTCTAGTTCGAGAATGCCAGACCTCCAAGTCCTGATTGTATCCGAAGGATGTTGTAGTTCACGGCATACATCCGCTGGAGTAGATTCGTAGGCATACCCGTCTTCAGGTACACAGCCGCCTGGGCAATGTCTATACGGGAGAAGTTGCATGTACCACTTGGCTGAAGGTCCTGTGGCTTGAGAGCAAATGAATAAACGTAAATTCCTGGGTAAGGCGTGCCCATGTGATACTGGTACGGCTGATAGCTGTTAAAGTAATTCCCTGGCTGGGGAACAAACCGGTCAGTTCCGTTGAGAAGGAACTTGAACTGGTGAAGGGGGCCAACCTCGTAGCCATATGCTGTGTTTGAGTTGGGGAAATATGGCACGCCCTCTTCGATCCACATGGCGTTTCCTGTGAGGACATTGGACTGGACTGCAATATTGGACCCAGTCGTAACGGCACTGGTTTGATACACGTAAAGATTCGAAGAGTTTGTAAGGCTTGGCGGAATGAATAGTACAGGGGAACCTAGAGTATGAGGACTGACATTTGTACCGTTCAGGGCAATCTTATTCGTGTCGACGGTTACATTTACGTTTGCTGTACCACTCGTAAAGTTCCACATGGCATTTGTGTTCTGTGGGTACGATGGGTTCATGTAGCACCAAATAATCTCCTTGACTGGGTGATTGAACTGCATGCGAATAATTGAAGGGGCATTCTCACTTGAAACGCCTACTGGGTCGGGTGCTACGTACTGAACCTGCTCAATCAGATACTCATGGTTCAGCTTTGCGAATGCATCACGCTCCTTGGTGTCAAGGTACATGTAGTTTGCCCAGACCTCGATGGGGTTTGTTCCAAAATAGTTGGAAAAAACTGCTGAAATTTGGAAATCGATACGGACCTCGTGGTACTGAAGAGCAATCAGTGGGAGAAACAGACCTGGAAAACGGTTGAAAAAGAACATCAAAGGAAGATGAACCTTGGCAACGGACGTGTTTGTGCCTGTAAGGTTATTCTGATTCAGTGAGAGTGACGTCATTTTGCCGTAGTTTATCTTTTTGCTCTCTGGCAGAAAGACCTCAGCAAACAGGCGGAACCACGTCTGGTAATGCTTATCAATCAGCTGACCACCAATGTAAAGGCTAATTGAATCAAAAGCACGCTCTGCTACCCAGCACATATCTGCTACGGAATTGTTAGTCGTCAGCTGAGCTGCAGAAGTAGTCGTTGGAGTCAGGGCAACAAACATGTCGCCGACCAGGTCACCAGAACGGGAAATTACAACCGACTGGAGACCGCCGTTTCCACCAGCGCCTGACAGATTCTGCTGGACCAGCTCCATTGCAAAATTCGTGTGACGGCGATAAGAAGATTGGAAAAAGGTCACCTTTGGGCTGCCCGTCAGGTACACATCCTGGGCGCCATAAGCGACAAGTTGAAGCAAACCACCACCAGGCATTTAGTATTAGCTGCGAAAATAGTTTCATGCGAAAAATCAACATGCTTAATTTCTTGACCCAAATTACATGTCTCGCCGTGCCCAGCCCCCACCCAAGCCCATGCCCGAGGAGGAAATTGATCTGGATGAGGAGGATGATGAGATGGAGGAGTACCCTGATATGTTCGAGGCTCTAGGCAGCCTCCTGGCGACTGATGAGGGTGAGACTATCGCCACTGCGCTCGTGTCCACCAAGGATGCCACAGAGCGGATTGCAACGAGCCTAGAACTCCAGAACAAGATTCTCGTAAAGATTCTTTCTGCAATTGGCAAGGCTTCCGTCTGCAAATGTGTGTCAGCCCCTCCTTCAAGCCCTGTGGAGG